AAAACTAAAAAACCAATGGACAAGAAAAAGAAACCTGTTAAAAAGAAACCAATGCTAAAATAATGAAAGCCGTTTGGTTTAACAGATGTAAATCTAAAGAGGATAAGTTTGGTGTACGCCAAGCAGTCTTGTCAAACCGTGACAGTCTAGACCGCCTCAAAGAAATTCTTGAGCCTATGCTTAAGGAGACACCACCTACAGCAGACTACGATAGCCCCTCATGGGCATTTAAACAAGCTGATAGGATTGGTTATAACAGAGCACTAACCCAAGTGCTAGACATTATCAACCTAGATAAGGAATAAAATTATGGTATTTACTGACGAGTCTCCAACCAAAGAGACAGATCAGACTGAGCAGACGCAAGAAGATACTCAAACCCAAGAGTCTTATTTGCAGAAACTCGTTCAGGCAAAGGGAGAGAACTGGAGTAATCCTGAAGTACTAGCCAAAGGCAAACTAGAAGCTGATGGTTATATTTCAAATCTTGAAAGTCAACTCACAGAATTGCGAGAAGAACTTAATAAACAAGACTACTCTAAAACTTTACTCGACCAACTTCAAGAACAGGCCGCTGACCCTACTACAGCAAAACTTGGAGAGCCTTCTAATAATAGTAGCACTAATTCACAGAATACCACTGCTAGTCTTAGTGAGGATGACCTTAAGAGCCTTGTTGAAAAGACACTTACAGAACGAGAAAAAGGTACGGCTCTAGCTAATAACCTTTCTCTTGTCGATCAAGAGCTAGAAAAAAGTTTTGGTACTGAGGCAAAAACCAAGGTAGCAAACAAAGCTAAAGAGCTAGGTATGTCAATGGAACGTATGCGTGAAATTGCTGCTGAATCTCCACAGGCTTTCTTTTCTCTTATCGGTGAACCAGAAAAAACCTTTAGCCCTATGGTGCAAGGTTCGGTTCGTACTGAAGGTGTTAATATGCAAAACTCTACGGAACGTGACTTCAGTTACTATCAAAAACTCCGTAGAGAAAATCGTAACTTGTACTATTCTGCCAAGACGCAACAACAAATGTTTCAAGACAAAGACCGTCTTGGTGAAAAGTTTGGTGCATAATAAAGGAACTTAGACTATGGCTATGACCACATCTAATACTTCGTTCCTGCAACGTGCTCAGGTCTACTCATCAGAATTGAAAGAAATTCTACGTGATGAGATGATGGCACAACGGTATGTGCGTATGCTTGATGGTTTTCCTGACGGAAACACTTTCAACATTCCATCTATCGGGCAGGCTCAGGTAGACGACTATACAGAAGACAGTGCTGTTACTTACCGTCCACTCGACACAGGTAACTTCACATTCTCAGTTGACAAATACTTGTCATCTGCTACCTACATGACCAAGAAGGCTGAACAAGACACGTTCTATTCTAATGAACTAATGTCTCGTTTTGTTCCTGAACAAGAACGGTCAATCATGGAGCACTTTGAGACAACTACTCTTGCGGCTGCTGACACAGGCAACGCAAACAGTAACCGTTCTCTTAACGGTGTCAACATGCGTATCGCAGGTGGTGCATCAGGTGTAATCGAACTCGCAGACTTTGCGTATGCTCGTTATGCTCTGAAAAAACAGCACGTACCTGACAGCAATTTGGTAGCTATCGTTGATCCATCAGTAGAGTTTCAATTGAACTCTCTGTCAAACCTTGTAAACGTGTCAAACAACCCACGTTTTGAAGGTGTAGTTCGTGACGGTATCGCAACTGGTATGCGTTTCGTAGCAAACGTATATGGTTTCGACGTATATTGTTCAAACTTCTTGCCTGACTCCAATTCTACAGACACGATCCTAGAACGTAACGGAAGCACAGACACCGATGTAGGTTCTGCAGCTAAAGTTAATCTGTTCTTCTCTGCGGATCAGTCTGTAAACCCATTCGTGGGTGCATGGCGTCAGATGCCAGAGGTTGATTACGATTACAACAAAGACAACCAACGGCATGAGTTTGTAACTACTGCTCGTTACGGTGTTAAGTTGTACCGTCCTGAGAACATGGTTCAAATTGTCGCTAAGACAACCATCTCATAAAGGGGGTATAATTTATGTCTTATGTAAACGCAGACGGTTTGGAAATCCTTACTTCAGGTGAGGCAGGAACAGCCGCAAAAAAAGGTACAGTCCTCTCTGGACACAAGAAAGCTCTTGTATTGAACTTGACAGGAACAGAGTTACCCTCTGGTGCTGCAACACCTCAAGACCATGATGCTTTCATCCCTGCAAACTCTTACATCACATCAGCAACTGTAATTATTTCAACAGCTTTCACTTCAGGTGGTTCAGCTACGTTGACAGTTGGTGCTTATCAGCAAGATGGTTCTACCATTGATGCCGATGGTGTTGATGCGGCTGTTGCTTTGTCGGCTCTTAACGCCACAACAAAAGCAGTAGCTTGTGATGGTGCTCTTGTTGGAGCAGCTTTGTCTGTAGGTGATAACGATTGTTACATCGAAGCCTACTACGGCACTGCGGCCTTTACCGCAGGTGAAGCCAAGTTGGTTATTGAGTACATCGAACCTTAAACTATTAGGATGTCCTTAGTTTTCTAGGGGCATCCTTAACTTTTCTCTTGACAACTCTGTTAAAATAGTATATAATGTCTTTACTGAGGCAGGGGCTAAAGGATAAACAATGGCTAACGTACAACACAGTGCTCTTACTGGTAGTGATCTTCACGAACCTAAAGGTGTAGCTTCAGCTACGGCAGGTAAGGTGTATATATCTAACGGTTCTGGTAGTGGTGCTTGGACTTCAGCAGGAGAAATTATTACTGGTTATATAGATGATGTTTCTACAGCAGAAGTTGTTCATGTTCCAATGCCATTTGCAGGAACTATCTCTAAAGTTATAACTGTATTAGAAGGTGCTATTACTAATGCTGATGCTACTATCACAGTTAAAAATGCTTCAGCCGCATCTATGGGAACTCTTACTATAACTCAGTCAGGTTCAGCCGCAGGTGATGTAGATACTCTGTCTCCTTCAACTAACAAGACAGTTACAGCTAATAGTTTTATTACTATAGAAACAAATGGTGGGTCTACAAGTCACAAAAAACTTAGGTTTGCAGTAGTACTGGATAAATCATAATGAAACGTACACTCCTAGAAATGGTTCAGTCTATCTTGTCCGACATGGACTCAGAGGATGTGAACGCTATCAGTGATACACTTGAGGCTCAACAGGTAGCCTCAGTTATCGAAGACACTTACTATAACATCATATCAGCTAGAGATATACCTGAGCATCAAGAACTATTAAAACTAACTTCTTTGTCTGACAGTACAAGACCCACTCATTTTACATACCCCACTAATTTAAAACAAATAGAGACATTATCCTATAACACAGCTACTTCTGGTTCACAATACTCAGAAGTTAAGTTTGTACATCCTTTAGAATTTCTAGAGAGAATGGATGACACATCTAGCTCATCCCTTAAGGTGTCAGATAAGGTAGGTAACACAGACCTGTTTGTCTATAATGATATACATCCTACGTACTACACAACCTTTGATGATAACCATATTGTTATGAACTCATACAAAGCCTCTGTTGAGAGTACACTTCAGGCAAGTAAGACAAGAGCCTATGGTACTGTCTATCCAACCTTTACTATTTCAGATAGCTTTGAGCCTGACCTAGATGATAACATGCTACCTTACTTGTTGGCTGAAGCTAAGTCAACTTGTTTCTCTTTGTTTAAAGCAGGGTCAGACCCCAAGGTAGAACAACAAGCTAGACGATTAAAGTCCTATGTGCAAAACGATATGCACAAAACCAAACAGGCCAACAAAAGACCTTACTACGGAAGAAGCTAGATGCTAGAGTTTGTAGAAGACACAGTAAACCAAACCTGTGTGTGTAAGTCAGACAAATATGTGTCAGAAATATACATTAAGAAGTCAGTCGGTGGTAATATATTCTTTGAGATAACTCTTGAAAAGGGTGTTACACCACAGGAATTGTCAGGAAAGTATTCGTCCATACGTAAAGCTCAAGAAGCACTAGAACTTCACCTAAGAAATAAAAAAATAACAAGAGCAACTAGGACTGAGTACTTTAACAAGCAACGTGAAGAACGTAAGAAGGTAACTGATGGCTCAAAGTCTAAGTCAAAAGACAACTAATACCTTTATCAAAGGTCTTATTACTGAGGCAGGTGAGCTAACCTTCCCTGAAGGTGCTTCAGTTGATGAGTTAAACTGTGATCTACGCAGGGATGGCTCTCGTCGTAGACGCTTAGGTGTTGCAACAGAAACTTCAGCCGTTTACTCTAGCTTTACTCTTTCAGATACTGAGTTAGTAACAACAGGTACATGGCAAAACGTAGGTGGTTTAGCTGACCTAGAGTTCCTTGTATTTCAAAAAGGTGCAACTCTTTACTTTTATAATAAATCAACAGCACCATACTCTGA